CTATATCCAGAGTATCAGTATCCAGTGAATCAACCGATACAAATTCTGCTTTGTTTTCTGTTGAATTCCAGGACAAAACTTTACCATTATAAGCACCAGAATTGGTTGCAAGTCCTACAACATCATCCAAATATCTAAATTTTGTTTCTCCACCACCACCTAATGTGGAGAGTTGTTGTTGAATACGATTGAGGAAAAGTTTATAATGCTTCTCCAAATCCTCAAGTGTTGCGAACTTTTGATCTAATGGAGTTAATGGGTCATTTTGTTGCTTAACATTTGAAGGTTCAGCAAGAAGACCTAATGACCTTTCAATTAGTTCATTTTTTGGTTCTTCCAATTCTTCTTGAAGTTCTTCTACTACTTCAAAAATTTCTTCAATTTCTTCTTCAATATTTGGTTCCATCTCTCTAGATGAGAGTAAATCCTCAAATACTTTGAGTGCCTTATGTCCTTTTTTATTTTTTATTTTACTTTTAGTTTTAAGAATAGAAACTTCTTCAAAAACAGAATCTAATCCCAAGTTACCGACTAAAGATTCAAATTCTTCCTTTTTCTGTTTCTTTCCTTCTGCTACTAATTTAAAAAGTTCTGATAGTTCGCTCATTTAATTTTTACCATTTCACTTTATTTGCCCAATAGGCTGCAGACATTTTACCTTTAGCAATATTCTTTGCGTGTCTAGTTTGGAATCTATGACGACGACTTGCATATGCCTTTGATTCACCTTTTTTCTTTGGAGAACCTTTTACACCTCTTTGACCAAAACGAATGAGTTTTTCTTTTCCACCCTCACACGCTTTAACTACGTGTGACTTTCCTGTGAGCGAATCACCCACGGGTTCGGCCTTTGGGGAGTTGCACTTCATCTCAGATTTCTTTGCTTCAGTCACAAATTTATTAAATGTTTTTATTTTTTCTGGTTTGATTAAATCGATAAATTCAATAAAATCATTACCATTAGCATCTTGAATAGTTACTGATTCTTTTTCTAATTTTGGTTTTGACCACTTTGGTTCATTTAATTTACTTTGTGCCACAGATACTTCATTAGAATTAGTGTTTCCTCTAGTTTTATTGTGAATTTTTGCTCTTCTTTGTACTTGTCTATGATCCGATCCAATATTAAAACTTACACCCTCAGATTTCATCTCACCACTATCAACATAATCTGCTGCAGTATCAATATAATCTGCCGCTTTTGTAATTTTTGATTGAACCCATGCTTCAAGATTACCTTCACCTTTACCCATTTTTTTCTTTAGCCTTTTTACTGCTGAAATAATAGTTGAAAGTTCAGAACGAGCCATAGAATACTCGTGATCCTTTTCTTCATTTGCTGGATGTGGTTTATTGGGATCATATGAATTTGATGCTAAAGCAACTGGGGTTGAAAACATATCCCAATACTTAGGTCCATACTTACAAGCATCTCTAGTTTCTTCTTTTGCACATTTTGGACAATATCTTACCATTCCAGTTTCTTCTTTGATAGAACGACAATCTGGAACTTCTATTCCATCCTTGATTTTTGTCTTCGTAGCAACTTTACCTGGCCAACACTTACTAGCACCTACATTTTTACGTGCTTGCTTTAAACCTTCTTCAATATCTAAAGTTTTTGGATATCCTTTTTCACCGGGTTGTGCTGGTTTTTCTCCGCGCCTTTTTTTTGCAAGAATATTTGCCCAAAGACCTTTGCCTTCAGTAACATCTTTAAATTTTTGATGTTCTTTCTTTGCAGATGCTTCCATTTTTTTAAGTCTTGTATAGTAGTCTGGAATTTCGTCTAAATGCTGAAGAGCGATGTCCATAGCAAGTTTATGATTCTTAGTGTGCTCGTGCTCAATTGGTTCTCCCATATCAAGTTGCTTCTGAATATCTGAGACATCCATACGATGCTTCTTTGCAATTTGTTCAACTGATTTATGAGGTTTTAATTTCTGCACAATAAAAAAAATTATTCCTTATTGTTATTTAGAAAACCTTGCTTAAGTAGTTTTGATAACTCTGAGGTTGATCCAACAAATACTGCGTTATTTGTGACATTATTCGTAGTTTTTACAACATCTTCCTCAACATCCTTAAGTTTCTTTTGAAGGTCGATTAATTTATCAGTAGTATCAGCAACATTTTTAATCAATTGACCAGCAACTTCATATGCTCTTGGAGAACCTCCCTCTCCAGCAAGTTCCATAATTCCATTAATTGCTTCTTGACCCTTTTCAATCAAAGAATAAAGATTTGCTCTTGTATATTCATAATCCTTTTTAATGTCACTTTCTTCTCTAGGTTTAATAATTTCTATCTCACATGTTTTAGATCCACTTTCAATTATTTGGCTGTCAAGGTTTAATGCTTTATCCAATTTATCGTAACTATTTTTCATACTATTTAAATATCAGTTTGCTGAGATGAACTATAAGTTTTGCCGTCGTCAAAATATTCCCAAGAACCATCAAATCCAAAATCATCATCCGGTTCTGCATTTATTGGATCTGGTTGGACTGTATATCTTATTTCTCTCTTAGCAGATGCTATATCGGTAGTTGTATGCGTATCAACTTGAACTTTACGAATTAATCCATCCGTAGTAGAAGCAATAGGGCCAAACAGATATGTTTTTGCGGTAAATTGTAATGTATAAATTAAAGCTCTTCTTGTAGAAAAATCACCTTCATAATCGTCCTGAAAAGAAATATTATCTAATACTACTGGAATATCTCTTTTCTCTCCTATTGAATTTACCAGATCAACAGTTAGTGTAAATGCTGGTTGAAAATATGGTAAAATTTGTTCTATAATCTGTAAAGAATCATCATTCAATTTGCTTAAAATATTTAATTCAAAACCAATATTATATGGAACTGGTAAATATACTTTTTTTAGATTATTCCCATCAGACGCTTTAAATGTTTGAGTTACCCCAGATTTTCTTGAAGGGTCATACTGTATTGAATTCATTTCAAAAGACATTCTTGGTAATGTAATTTGAACTGGTTTATTTAAATCTGGTTGTTGTTCAATTCTTGCTAGAAATTTTTGAGATGGTCCATATGAAATAGGAACTCTTATTTCACTATATGTGCCTCCATCAGCATCCTTATGTTGTATGTACAATTGATTAAACAAAGTTCCAAATGAAACTATTGTTTTTCTAATGATTTCGTGATAGTAATAAGTTCCTAACATTAGTAATTTCCGAATGGGTTTGATTCTGTAAAATCTAGAATTAGATCTGCTTCTTCTTCTATTTCATCGTTTTGTTCATATTTATCAGAAAATTCAGTTCCAGATGTTGTCTTTAATGTGTATATTGATGAGGATGCGGTTCCTACTATATTTTCTCCAGGAATAAAATCACCATCAATTACTCCAACAGTTAAAATATTGGTATCTTTATCCCAAGATTTAACTCTGGAAGTTGTTCCAGATTCAGATCCTCTTATTATTTCATTAAACCTATAAGTTCCTATGCCAGTTAAAAGCGGAGGTGGTGCAATTGTTATTGTTGGAGATGTAGTATACCCAATACCAGCATCTCTAATTAATATTTGAGTTATAGATCCTGATGTTCCAACAACTGCAATTCCCCTTGCAGTAACTCCAGATCCAACTGTAGGGTTACTAAAAGTTACAATTGGAGGTTTGACATAACCCTCACCATAACTACTAAATCCAACAACACGAGCACCATAAGATCCTTCTACAAAATCTGCTGTTGCTGCTGCACCTACACCATTTCCATTAGAATAAATCGTAACGGATGGTATAGAAGTATATCCAGATCCTGGATTAACTAATAATATTTCTTTTATTGAACAAACTCCACCTTTACATGTAGTAATTGCTACTGCAGAAGCTGATATTCCTCCTGCTGGTGCTGGTGAAAAACCTACTGTTGGAATTCCAGTATAACCATTACCGTCATTATTGATAATTATTCTTCTAACATAACCGCTAGAAATTCCAGATGTAGCATTTGCAGTTTGACCAAAGGAAAATAATTGTAAAGATGTAATATATCCTTGCTGCTGCAAAGTGCCATCTATTTCATCAACCGCAGTACTAACATCAGAAAATCCTCCAATCTCATCTTCATATTCAAATAGTTCACACTTTAATTCGTAAACATAAGTTTTCCCTAACTGATAGAATGGTTGCTCATGCTCAACAAATTTAACTTCAAATAATCTTTTACCAAGAGGGAAGTAAATAATATCACCTTCTCTAGGTCTTGTTGTTAAAACTATTTCATTATCATCCATTCCTTCTAAAAATGGAGAAATGAAATCTTCAAATCTTTCTTTTGAAATTATTAAAGTTAATTCATCCCTTAAACTCATTCCAAATTTAGTTAGAATATCTCCAGATCCACCATAACCATCGAAATTACTAACGTATGCTTCAATCGAATAGTTATCATCAAATCTTGATGTTTGAACTTCTCTAAAAATAGTGTTTTTTCTGACAAATTTTCTGGGTATATATAAAACTTCAACACCGTATATTTTTAGATGTTCATTTACCAGTTCTTGTATTAATCTTTGTTCACCAGGAGATCCTTGGAGAAAAAATGGATTTAATGCCATATTAACCGATCATGTCTAATGGTGGAAGTTCATATTCTAGAGTCATTCTTTGTTTAATATCTTCTAATTCTTTTTCTGCATCTTCATATATTTCTCTTCCATTTAATTCTACTCCACCTGGAAGTTTAACACCCCTAAATTTTATTAAATTTTGACCCCATTGCTTTTTAATTAATGCAGTTAAATATTTTTTAATAAAACTATCATTATATACCTTAGTAAACTCATTTGGATCTAAAATTCGGTAACAATCTATTATAAGAAAATCACCAGCATTATTTCCTTCCCAATTAAAATCTAAATATAATCTATTTTGTCTTTTATTAAATCTAATTTGTTTATCTGTTGTAAGTAAAAAATCAATATCCTCAAGATACGATTTTGTCATAGAATATTGAAGAAGTTGTATAGAATTAAAATAATATAAGTCATTTAAAAATAATTGATATTTAATACTAAACATTCCAGAAGATATTGTACTCGAATTAAATTTAAATATTTTTTCAATACCAATTATAGAATCTGGAACCTGTATATAATTTGAAGATTCGTAAAAATTAAATGTTTTAGTAACACCATTAACATTTGATGATCCAGTGGTTGTAACTATTCCAGAACCAACTGGAGATTTTGCATTTGCAGAACCTCTATCAATATCTTCTTGAGTTATTTGATATTTTAAGTACATTTTTTCAACACCATCAAAGTGTCTTTCATAAAAGTACTGTAAAGCATCATCTACTGCATCATCTATTTGGTCGTCATCGACATTAATTTCTAATATAGGGGCACCTAATTTTCTTAAACAATAATCTACTAGTTGTTGCCTGGATGCTGGTTTAGCCATATTTTTACTTAGTAACTCCTTCTCTAACTAAAGCCATACCCTCAACAACTCTTGTAGTTGAATTGTTATTTGTAAGTAAAACATCATATACATATCTTCCAGGTTTTAGTGATGATGTTGTAGTGGATCCCAAACTAATTCTAATTTGACCAGTTTGCGTATTAACAATAGAAGATGTGAAAGTTGTTACTCCAGTACTTCCCGACCACTTTCTCATTTGAGATTGTACACTTGCTGAAGATAAATTCATCGCAGAATTTGTGGCACTATCTTCCAGAAAAAAATCTTGAGAAAAAGATGCTCCAGAATTAATAACCAGATTACTTACATATATTGAGGCCATTATTCTAGTGCCATAAGTAATATATGAAATATTTATGTTTCATCTTTATTAAAAACTGCAAGTGAAGATAAAACCTCTTGCTGTTTCAAATACAGTTTAAAATAAGATTTTGCTATATTTTTTAAAGATTTAATATCATCAATATTATCTATTTCCGAAGCAAATTTAAAATATTCAAAACTTTTACTTAAATTTTGCAATTCAATTTCATCAGGATTCATTTAATAACCTCCTTATTAAAAATTTAATTTCTGATAATTCTTTTTTTAAATTATCAATTTCATTTTTTTGTTTAAGTTTTTCGTCCCTTAATTTAAGATAGTTGTTATATTCAATATTGTCTGCATTCAATATTGCGCCAGTATTTTCATCTCGGTATAAATTTTTATGCCCTTCTATTGGTATCATTATGCTAATGCAATTGCTCTAATATCCTTAAATTTTAATGGTCTTGCTTCATTTGAACCACTCATAACTATTTTAATAACAAATCCGACAAACTGACCTAAATTGTCTGCTGTAAATTCATATTCAGAATATTCACCTTCTGCAGTTGATCCAACATAAAAATCAGAAGTTCCATCATTAAGTGAAGTATCTATAATTGTATCACCA